ATGGCAACATACGGTATAGATTATCCATTTAGGGATAGTGCGATTGGAAATTATGTAAGAATGACATCTACTCCTGAGAGAGAAGTAAGAGCGGATCTTATACATTTACTTTTAACAAGAAAAGGTAGTAGGTATTTTTTACCTGATTTCGGTACTAGATTATATGAATATATTTTCGATCAAAATGATGTGGTATCGTTTAATCATATAGAAGACGAAATAAGAGAAGGAATAAGAAAATATATACCAAATTTAGATGTAAATTCAATAGCTATTATGTCGGCAGAAGATGATCCAGAAACACCGTCAATGCCACAAGAAGATGAAGATGCTCGCTTATTTAGAGTTTCTGATGATTCGTCTAAGCCATACACAGCAAGAGTTAAATTAGATTATACTGTTAATAATGGAACATTTTCAACATCAGATTTTATAATAATAAACATTTAATATGTCAAAAGGAATATCATATGCCCAAAGGGATTTTGCCAGTCTTAGAGATGACTTGGTTAAATTAACACAACAATACTATCCAGATTTAATTTCTAATTTTAACGATGCTTCAATCTATTCGGTATTATTAGATTTAAATGCCGCTGTAGCTGATAATCTACATTTTCATATTGATAGAGTATGGCAAGAAACAATGTTGGACTTTGCTCAGCAAAGACAATCGTTATTTCACATTGCTAAAACATATGGAATTAAATTACCAGGATTAAGGCCATCTGTGGCTTTATGTGATTTTAGTATAAATGTGCCAGTTAATGGAGATAAAGATGATGAAAGATATGAAGGAATACTAAAAGCAGGATCTCAAGTTTCAGGTGGAGGACAAGTTTTTGAAATTGTTGAAGATGTGGATTTTTCAAGCCCTTTTAATAGTAGAGGTGAATCCAATAGATTAAAAATACCGAATTTTAATACCAATAAAAAATTAGTATCATATACAATAACAAAAAGAGAAGCTGTCATTAATGGTATAACAAGAATATATCGAAAAGTTATTACTGATGTGGATCAAAAGCCATTTCTAAAAATATATCTTCCTGAAAAAAATGTTTTGGGAGTGATGTCAGTTATACACAAAGACGGAACGAGTTTTGGCGGAAATCCAACATCAGATGAATTCATTTCTTCGCTAAATAAATGGTATGAAGTTAAATCATTGATCGAAGATAAAGTTTTTATTGAAAATTCAACGGCAGCATCTGATAGTGACAATTTCAAAGCAGGTGATTATGTTAAAGTTACTAATAAATTTTGTGCAGAATACCTGCCAGAAGGCTACTTTATGTTAACTTTCGGATCTGGTAATGTCGATCCAATGGATAACTTAGACAATTATATGAGTGGATCAATGAAAGTAAACCTTGCTACATTCTTGAATAATATATCGCTGGGAGCAATACCAAAACCAAACACGACATTGTTTATAAAATATAGAATTGGCGGAGGTAAAGATACAAATATCGGTATTAGTGTTATAACAACTATGGATTCATATGATTATATGGTAAATGGGCCAAATACTTCAATAAATAATCAAGTAAATCAGTCAATGAGAGTAACGAATGTTACGCCAGCAATCGGTGGAGCGGACGCCCCAACAATTGAAGAAATAAGAAATATGGTAGCATATAATTTTGCTGCACAAAATAGAGCAGTAACATTAAATGATTATAAATCAATGATTGAAACTATGCCGTCTACTTATGGAGCGCCAGCAAAAGTTAATGTAATGGAAGAAGATAATAAAGTTAGAATTAAAATGTTGTCATATGATGAAAATGGTAATTTAATTGATACTGTCTCAAATACATTAAAAAATAACGTATTAAATTATCTTTCTAATTATAGGATGTTAAATGATTATCTAGATATACAAAGTGGTGAAGTAATAGATATGGGATTAGAAATCGATTTAGTTGTCAATAAAAATGAAAATTCAACCGATATTATAAAAACTGTTATTGACCAGACAACATCATTCTTTTCACCAACGAAAAGGAAAATGGGAGATCCGTTATTAGTTGGTGATTTAAAGAGAGAAATCGGGAATGTCGGCGGGGTTGTAAACGTGGTGGATATAAGAGTGTTTAATAAAACAGGAGGAAGTTATTCATCATCTCAAGTATCACAGTCATATGTGAGTGATGCAACTAAAGAAATTCGACAGTCTGATAGTACTATATATATGAAGTCAAATCAAATATTTCAGATTAGATTTCCTAATGTGGATATAAAAATAAGAACAAAAAATCTTTCTTCGACTACATATTAATTATTTTTAAATAAAAATGATTTTTCTATAAAATCACGATATTTATATTCGATGATTAAATCGTATAAATATCGAATCGAACCGACTAGGACTCAACAAGAACTAATAAACAAACATATTGGTAGTTGTAGATTTTTATATAATCTCGCTTTAGAAACGAAGCAAACCGCATATGCCGGCAACAAAGTTAATTTAGGATGTTTTGATTTAATGAAACAACTTCCTGATTTAAAAAAAGAATGTGCTTGGCTTAAAGAAATTAACTCACAATCATTGCAACAATCAATAACGCATTTGGATAACGCTTTTACTAAATTTTTTAAGGGACAAGCAGATTTCCCAAATTTTAAAAAGAAATCAGCAAGACAATCTTTTAACATACCACAAAATGTTATTGTGGATTTTGATAATAATAAATTGATCATTCCTAAATTTAAAAAAGGTATTAAAATTATATTACATAGAGTATTTAAAGGAATCATCAAACAAGCCACTATTAGTAAAACACCGACGGGTAAATATTTTGTGTCGATATTAGTTGAAAATAATATAGTAACTCCGATTAAATCCAATATAACCATTAATAATACCATTGGAATTGATTTGGGTATTAAATCATTTTTAGTTACTTCTGATGGATTGAGGTTCGATAATCCCAAATTTTTTAAAAAATCAGAATCAAGATTAAAATATATTCAGAGTAAATATTCAAAATATAAAGGTAAACGAACAAAACATAGATTAAATATTTTGTATGAATATGTTACTAATCAACGCAAAGATTATTTAAATAAAATTTCAACGCAACTAATCAAGAGCCACGATAGTGTTGCCATTGAAAATCTTAATATTAAGGGTATGTTACAAAATCATAACCTATCTCAATCAATTTCAGATGTTGGATGGGGAATGTTTGTTGATATGTTGAAATATAAATCAGAATGGTATGGTAAAAATATTTTACAAATTGGAAGATTCGAACCATCAAGTAAAACTTGTCATATTTGTGGCAATATTAATAAAGAACTCGAATTGAAAGACAGAGAATGGATATGTAATGGTTGTGGTACTGTACATGATAGAGATTTTAACGCCGCTATAAATATTAAGAATTTTGCTTTAAGAAATTATTTGTCTGTGGAACATAGACAAGAAAATCATGACGAACTGCCCACATTAGTGGGAGTGATGACTCATGAAGCCCATAAATTTTAGTTAGAGGGTAGTTCACGTATCTTATGGAAAACTGAAAAGTTTCTATTTATAAGAATAGTTCACATATGAGATGATACAAAAACACAGAATATATACCAATATCGGAAGAGATCAAAAGGTTAATGTTGAAATTTTAGATACATATGATTTGATTGAAATACTCTCACTAAAATTCTCGCAGAAAGACATATATGCATCAGGTAATTGTTCTGAATATGGAGTTGTTGTAGGTCGTATTTCAGCTAATAATGGGTTTGGCGTTCCTAACGCAAAAGTCTCAATTTTTATTCCTCAAAGCGATCTCGATGTAGATGATCCGGTTATTTCGAAATTATATCCATATACAAGTGTGATCGATAAAGATGAAAATGGGTATCGATATAATTTACTACCAGCAAGACAGCAGCATTCAGGACACGCTCCAACAGGAACATTTTTTGATCAAGAAGATATCTTGACAAGAGAAGAATGTCTTGAAGTATTCGAAAGTTATTACAAATATACTGTTAAAACAAACAGTTCTGGAGATTTTATGATATGGGGAGTTCCAGTTGGAACCCAAGTTTTACATGTTGATATTGATTTATCAGATATTGGTTGTTTTTCACTTAGGCCATATGATTTTATTAAAAGGGGCGTTGGACTTGATGAATTTGAAAGATATTATAAATTTAAATCAAGTTCCGACATTGATGGGTTACCACAAATAATTTCATATGATCAAACTATAAATGTGTATCCATTTTGGGGTAATGAAGAATTATGTGAAATAGGAATAACAAGAACAGATTTCGATTTATCAAGTAAAGGTATTAAAATAGAACCAATATCATTAATCCTAGCATCAGCGGTGACAGATGATAATAGTGATGCTGTTAAAAGAAGCGGAAGAATCAAAAAAAATACAGGATATAAATGTAATTTACAAACTACAAGTGGAAGTGTTGAGTGTATTCGCTATACGGGGCGTAAAGTTTATGCATCTGATGGTGTTACACTTTATCCAGAATTAGAAACTTTAAACATTACTGAAGTTATTGATGAAGACGGCATTATTATGGCAGTCTTACCAATGAATTTAGAGTATGTTTATACAAATGAATTTGGAGAACAAGAAACAACAAACGACGCAAATAAAGGGATTGCTACCACAGCTATTGCTAGATTTAGATTTGGATTAGATGTATCAGATGGTAAAATAACAACTGCAAAATATCTCGTACCAAATATTAGAGAATTTAATCCAAATTCTCAGGGGACATCTTATGGGTATGGCGATGATATAGAATTCAATGAAGGCATGTTAGCAACATATCAATTTTCAGAAGTATTTGAAGATTATATAACTGTGATCCCTCCAACAGGTACAACATCATTAGTTACAACAAATTACGGCACGTCTGAGAAATCACATAAAAAAGATTTAATGCTTGGAATTAATAATAATAACATACCTGAAGATTATTTTTATAAATTTATATATGGTAAAGTATATACCGTTTCATCATTTCAGGGATCTCATTTTGATGGAAATAAACGAGATTCATTTTTAGGCATTAAACAAATAAGACCAACGGCAGATGAAGATTGTGCATCCAGCGCCAACTATTTCCCAACTAATTTTGGATTTAAAAATAGAGCTAAGTTTAATTTAATATTATCTCAGGTATTGTTGTTTTTACAATATATTGTTACCGTTATTTTTGTAAAGATTGGTGAATTATTGGGAAAATTTTTCTATGCAATACATAGTTTTTTTTACGGATTAGGTCTTGGTTCGTGGAGGCCATTCAGAAGATTTTCTGAACAATTAGAAGATTTAGCATATAGAATTCAAGATAGGTTTACGCAACAACTTCCTCTAACAATTTATCCAGATTGTGAGGAATGCTCAACTGTAAATGAATCCGTGATATCTGATACATCATATGCTGATTCATATTGTAGAATGGCTGAAATCAAAATGGAAGTTCATCTTAATTATTCATGGGGGCCAA